TTTGTGCCGTGAAGTCAGCGGCTTGTTCGGCTGACATTCCCATAACTTTTTGCATGTTGTCAATAGATTTTACTGAGGCATCGAGAGGTACTCCAAGCTTCTTCAATCTCGTTGTTGTTGTTCCAATATAAGCATTAGCTTTTTCAGCATTTGGATTAAAGGAAGACAAACCATTTGACATTGCGGTAATTGCTTCGCTCGCGTCTTGCAAGCTAACTCCCGACATATAAGAGCTTGTGGATATGTCAATTAGTTGATCACTGAATACATCCCCAAAACCAGTTGCAGCACCAAGAGACTTGGATAGTCCATCAATTTGTAAAGCAAGTTGGGTTAGCTTTGCCACATATGCCAAAACAGCAATTCCGGCCGCCAGTGTTCCATAGCTAACAGTGTTAGCAAAGGTTAATACTGATTTACCCATTCTTGCTAATAATGCCGAGTCTGTCGCTTCCCCTAAGTCTCCAAGAAAGCCACCAAATTCTTTTAAGTTTCCCTTAATTTGAAAAGCTTTGCTCAATGTTGAACCGATGACGGGTATTTTGCCGGCATAGCTAGATATGATGCTCTCGACCTTTTCTTGACTCTCTACTATTTCTCGGTTTGCATCGCTAAAATCTTCTTGATTTTTAGTTAATTTTTCTTGTAAAGACGCTACTCTTTTCAGATGAGTTTCCAGTTTCGCTTGAGCTCTTTGACTTTCTTCTTGGGCATCTTCTTCCATTCTAATACGTTCGGCGGAAATCCTTAAAAGACCTCTGAATTCTTCCTTCAGCTGATCGTAATGTTGTGCTTCCGCTATTGATAGATCATTTTCCCTCTCTTTGTAACTATTGATGAGTTCTGCGAGTTCTTTGCCACGCTCTTTTTTCGCATTGTTCTCCTCGACAATGGCGTTCAATTTTTCTTCGGCCGCGACTTGTTCAGCTAACAGTTTGGCTTTTCTCTCTTCTTTTTTTAATATTTGTTCCTCAAGCCTTTCTCTTTCCGCTAGCGCAGCATTAAACTGTTCCATGGTGAGATTTGACTGCCTGATTGATTCTTGAATTTCTTTATTAATTTTTGCCGCTTCCGACAAACCTTCTGTTCCTGATCCGCTTCCTTCTTCGGCCATTTCTTAAACCCTCGTGTTTAACATTAATTAGTTTTAAAAACAAAATGCTCGGACAAGCCGAGCATTCATTATCTTGAGGACTTTTTAGCTGCCTCTGCTTCTTTTTTGTATTCGTCAATGGTTCTTTTTAGCCACCATTCCCTAAGACCAACAGGAAGGTTATACATTTCATACAAAGACCATCCACCATAATGCTTAAGAATAAAGAAGGCTTCATAAACATTCTCCATATAATCATCGGTCAGGCCAAAAAAAGTCGATTCCAAAAGGAACCACCATAACCTCCTTATGTTCGCAGTTTTTGCAAACGAATGTTTGTTCCATCTTAATGTCCGGAGACACAAGCAAGAAACAGCTTCTCAAGTACTTTGAGTCAACAGCAACCATGTTGTCCACAACATAGTTAATGGTCTTGGCATCGGAGTAGCCATTAAAGTCAACCACAAAGCGCTTAATTTGCCTTGTAACCATCTCTTTGGAGTTCTCCTTATCGTTACCGCCCGAAGCCATTTCGAGCTCATCTTGACCCGTTAACGGTCGAATGCGGGCAACAATTTTTGACATCGGCAATGTAGCGCAAAATGTTCCATCTTTATTGTCAACAATGTCTGCTTCTCCAAAAGCATTTCCATCGTATTCTTCGTAATCTCCTAAATCAAACTTAAACTTGCTTGTTTCTGAACATGCTGGACAAGTAACGGAAGTTCTGTATTCTGCTCCGTATGCACTCGCTCTTGCGTGAATGATAATTGAGTTTCTGTCTCCAACATACAAAGTTCTGGCGTTGATTCCCGGATCTTTAATAAGGTTTTGAATGAGTCTGTCAATTGCCAAGCCTTTCTTTAAGAGAGATCTGTTCGTTAAAAGATCTTCGTCTTTGGCTGTCATATACTTAATTTCAATTGAATCCTTGCCATGCAATGGATGTCCTTCGGGATATCTTCCTTTTGATGGAAGCGAAACAAATTCGCTTGGTGTCACAAAATCCATTGGATTCGACATCTGCGGTGCTTCCTCTGATGGCGTTGGTTTGTGGCCGCCCAATAGGCGATCCTCATTATTTCTTCTCATTTACCCTCCATAGGTTATTCGGTTAATTCTGCCCAATCGTAAGTTACGTCAAGCGTATATTCTACGAGACCATCGTCTCCGTAGTCTAGTTCTCCCCACGATATTTTTGTTATCATAGGATTATAAAGCGTCCAAGTTTCTGTAGGATCTCCTGCTGCGTTTAGTTGAACAATTCGCAACTGAGCTCCGTCTGACTTTTGTTGACTTGAGCCGAAAGATCGGTCAATCATCGCAGCCTTTTCTGGCGATACAACTCTTGCAAGCCTACTGGGTCCCGTGGTTGGCAAAGCCGTCTCGGTAACGCCTGCTTTTGTGGCAGGATTGGGGTTCACATATCCAGATGCCAAAAGCATCTCATAAAGAGTCTTGCTTGTGTTTTGAGAAGTTCCTTGTACTGGTTGTCCCCCAATACTTACGCTAGCACCGCCCCAAAAACCAGGATCAACAAATTTAATGATTATTGGCTCCCACTTTGGAATACCCGGATATCTATAGAAATGATTAATCATTCTATATTCTTTTGGCTCAATAGTCACAGATGGCTTAGTAACAGAAGAGACGGAGTACAAAGTGCCCCCCGTCCCCATACTTACGTAAAATCTGTTTTTTCTTTTTGGTTCTGTATTTGAGTTACTCCACCAAGACATCTAGAACCTCTTATGGTAACGGTCTATTGAAAATTGTTGGCGTTTGATCGTCATTGAATGTTGCCCAATCATAAGTGATCGCAAGACTGATCTCTGATAGATCTTCTGAATCATATGACAATTCTCCAAATCCAACCTTGTTAATGAAAGGATTATGAAGAGTCCACTTTTCAATTGTGTTTCCACCTGAATCAACTTGCTCAATCACAACAGATTGTAAAGCAGCTGTTGCCTTGCCTTTGGAAATTGTTTCAAAAGCTCTTGGTTGAGATGGGTCTTTGTAAAATTCATTTGGAAAAACATAGCCTGATTTTTCAATGATCTCTAACAATCTTGTAGCAGCATCTTTGCCATTATCGTCTACTGGATCAACAAGCGTCACATCGCAATCGTTCCATTTAACGGATCCTGGGAACTTGTAGGTGTGGCCCATGAATTTATGTTCAGTGCCGTTTTCGATTGTCATTTCTGGCTTTGTGACACTTTTTGCGTACCACACAATACCTTGTCCTAAGTCACCAATCTGTACTTTGAACTTAAACTTTCTTTTCGGATCTTTGCTATTTGCGTTTAATCCTTCTCCCCAAAATGCCATAATGTTAGTCTCCTATTTTATTATAATTAGTGGCTTAAACGAAATCCGCGCCGGTCTTAGTGATAACAAAGTCAACGACAATGTACTCAATAGCACGGGCAGGCTTGATATAAATCTTAGCATACATTACGTTGCGATCGATTAAGTCAGCCGTTGTGGTTGTTTCGTCAAGAACAACTTGATAATCAGTCAAACCAAACCTTGCGGCAACACTTGACATTACTGGGTTAACTTGACCCTTAAATCGGTTCCATGTTGATTGAACATTTTGATCAAACAACAAGTTTCTAGAAATCTTTGATACTTCTGACTTCAAGTAAAGAACGAGGCGACGAACATTAATTCTGTTCAATGCAGACTCTCTTGCTTGCAAGGTCTTTTGACCAAAGATAACAACACCTTCGGCAGGGAATGTTGCAATAGGGTTAATGTTTACTTCGTACAAAGCATCTCTTTCTTTAGAGTCAAGTCTTTGTCTTGCTTGCAATACTTTGGGTCCACGAGCACCACCAAGAGCGCCCAATCCACCGCGATTAAAACCAGCAGGGGCAAACCACAGCTCTGATTGTGCTTGAGAGCGTCCAAAGGCTCCGAGAGCAGCTACAGAAGGTGGAATCCATACAAGCTGAGAATTGTTAAGATTGTCAGAAACTTGAACCCAAGGGAAAAACGCTGCAGCGTAAGAAGAGTCAAGACTTCTGCTCTTTAGACTAGAGATTGCAGTCACAACAGAACCAAGATCATCTTCGTCTGTTCTGTCTTTTATTCTTTCTGCTGGTGGAAGATAGTCGTCTTGAAGATCAATGATTGCAAGAACATCTTTTCTTCTCTCGGCAGTTTGGATAATTTTGTTTGTAACTGATGTATTGCGGAACCCAGGAGCCAACAAAAGGTTTGCTGGAACAACTTCTGAGTCTGCTACAGAGTCGATAGCTTTATTGATTGAATATTTGAGATAACTTTCTGAATCATCTGCACCTACACTCATTAATCCGTCTCTGAATGGCTCTTTCTCTTTGATGTCTAAGCCGTCGAATCCACCGTGCAAAGGCATGACGAATTGTTTAACGTTTTTGCCAAGTAAGTCGCCAAAGCTATTCAACGCTGAATAAGAGGTGGCGTCGTCATATGAATCTTCAGTATAAGTTACTGTATTTAAGCTTGTATTGATAACGATGTCATCAAGAGAGAATACAAATGAGTGCTCATAATCGCTTCCTGGAGTGTGAGAGTCGACACCAGCCGGCAATCTTCTCAAGTAATCAATGTAATCAGCATCGTGAGCTGTGCTTGTAGAAGAAAGTTTTGGACGAATACCCCAGTATGCTCTGTAAGGATCTGGTGAACCACCATCTGTTCCGCTCACTCTCAAAGGAAGAGAAGGGAATTTGAATGATGCGGTAAAGTTTACAGGTCCGTCAACAAAATTGTTTGTGTCTCCACCTGCAAGAGGCATTGATGCATTTCCTTTTACAAAAGCTCCGGCAAAATCATCAGAGTCTACACCAGATGTTGGAGTACTGCTAGCGTGTCCACCAGAAATATAAGTACCAGTTACTAATATATCATAAGTTGACTCTGCAACCAGATCAGCGGTTATTGTAACAGATGTACCTGCATCATTTGTAGCAGAAACATCATCAAGTTGATTTAGTAAGTAAGCCAATGCAGTATATACTTGTTCAGCTGTGGTCTGACTCTGTAAGCCCAACGTGTGAGTGTTTCCGGTTAATGTTGGAGTTGCACTATATGCTACACCAGTGTCAGTCGTGATTGTTAAAACTGTTGATCCACCAACTGAAATAATAATTGTTTGGTTGTGTGCAACCGGAGTAGAAGGATCCGCAATCACATTGCTAGCAGCAGTTCCACTGTTGGTAGCATCTCCAAGAGCTTGCGCCCCAACAGAGCGATAAGCAAGAGTAAATCCTTTTGGACGAACTGGCCCTTTGAAACCAGCAGGCAATAATCCTTGACCGCCACCATCTTTGATGAATTGCTTGATGTCAACATATACAATGTTTGATTGGTTTTGGAATTCTCCATAAGTTCTGTATCGTCTGTCAACATCGCTCCATAATTGATATTGATCTCCGATTCTTCTTGCGATATAATTCTCAGAAGAAGGGTTAAAGTTCAACCCAGTGTATCTCTCAACGGTGTTACCCATTAAGTCTTTGATGGCAACGGTGAAAGTTCCGTATGGATTTACGTTTTGATTCGCAGGTTGAGTAATATTTTCAATTGCAATCATATAGTCTTTTTGAATGTCTTCACCGGTATGGAGAGACTTAAGCCTAAACAAATCAACTTGGTTTGTTTCTTTCTGAGAGATAACCCAACCAGTCATTGACTCTGCTGCAGCTTCTCTGTGATCACCCCAGTTTAACGTTCCATTGTCAAGAGGAAGAAGAATACCATAAACTTCACCAGCACCCTTTGCTAGCAAGCCGCTATCTTCAATTTCTCTTACGAAAGATTCACCAAGCCAGTAAGTTTTTCTTTGACTCTCAGTTACTGTATCTTCGTTTACTAATTGAGGATTTGTATTTAAGACAGATCTGATGTATTTTCCATCGTTTCTGTTGAAGTTGATTACAATATCACCAGCAGTTGTTTCATTCTGATCTTCGTCATAAATCTTAAGCTTGAATTCGCAGTTAGTTCCAACACTCTTAATGAATGTACCGGCTTTTTCTACGTTTGCATTGCCTGCGTGATCAGTACCCTTAAGTCCGATGTAACCTTTGTTGGCGTAAAGAACTGCGGCCAAAGATCCAGTTCCAAAATCTGTAGCGCCGGAAACACACAAGAATAATCCATAAGCTGTTGAGTTGTCTGCCTGGGTAGAAGACAAAGAGCCGCTCAGGTCCCAACCAGCTTTTGCCAAATCGGCAGACACTGAAGGGCTTGCACTTTGCTCACCAACCAATCTAACCATAGTTACAGGAGAGTTCTCCGATGCCAACCAAGCTTGTGCTGCATAAGATGCATAAGTTGGACCAATCATGTTTCCGTCTCGCCACATGTCTCCTTGGATACCAGTACCACCGGCAACTGGTAATCCGAATACTGAAACATAATCGTCTAAATTTCTAATTTTTACAGGCTTGTTAGCAGGACCTTTTCTTGTGCGACCAATGATGATCGGGCCTTCTGCTTCGGCTTCTTGAGGTAAGAAGCTTTGGTCAATCTCGCGGATCTCGATTCCGGGTGAAAGAAAGTCAAATTTTTTAGCCATGGATTTATCTCCTTAATAAAATCATTTTCCTAATAAAT